AAAAATCAAAGAAGGATCAGTCTATTGCTTTGAATATGAATGCGAGAAAGATTATTGAGTTTGAACCTTTGTTATTCGAGAAGAAATTTGCTGACCAACACATCAACGATGAGCTGAAAAAAATAATGAAGATTTTGAAGATTCAAAAGAACGTGACCTTTCACGTAGCCAGACATACATTTGCCACGAGCTTCTTGAGAGCTGGTGGCAATGTAGAAAAATTACAATTATTACTAGGGCATAGCGATATAAAGCAGACGATGATTTACGCACACATCGTACAGAGTGACGCCAACTCTGAAATATTCTTACTTGACTCCTTATTTTAGGGTATATGTTTCCAATTCAACATCAAATAGGTCTTTGCTTATTTGGTGTTTTGGAAGCGTTTTTATAATGTGATATCGCCCAAATGCAAATACTTTCCTTTTAGAAGTCAAGCCATTGAAAGCTTCGGTGAATATGGAAAAAGACCACTTAAAATTGATGGCTGATAATCTAAATTCAAACCAATTTTTATAAAATTCTTCGCCCACCTGGGATAAAAGCATTGGAGCAGGATCAGCGGTAAGGTTTAGTCCGGAACCGTTTAAACCATCATAAAGTACTGCGTACACTTTGCTTTTCTCAGCTTCGACTGCATAAGCGGTTTGCACACCGTTTCTAAAATCATTCAACAAAGGAAACGCCTGTATTTGTATTTTGCTTGTTTTATCATCCTCAATAAAACCTGCGTTGCTATATCCTGCGGCGTTAAAAAACATTTCTTTGTGTTTGTTCACTTCGTCTGTAGGTTCGGCAAATTGAAGCAGGAACGAAGCGCCTTTGTTAAAAGTGCGCTCTGGCTGGGTTTCATATTCCGAGAGATCTATGGCATTGTCGTGGTTGATTTCTTTTTCGATAAAATTCATCCAAATTTCTTTCCCTTTCAATGCAATATCTAAATTGTACCAATTTTTTACCGCCGTGACAAAATTTCCAAAGGTCATATCAGGAACAACCCTATTCAATTCTATTTTATTGTTGTTCACCACGTTTGGAATCGCCACGCCAACTTCGTTATAAAGGAACAAAGAGGTGGTGTATAGGTCACAAATTACATTATTTATGTCATAGAATTGACTACTTTCAAAAACTAATTCGTGGGCTAAGCCGTCATTGATGGTGTCGAAAGTGACATCTACATCATAAGAATACAGATAACCAGAGTGGTGTCTCTTTTCGTATTTATGATTCGTCCAGATGGTTTTGTTTCTGTATTTTAAAGAGGCCCATGCATACTCTTTCCAACGGCCGTATATATTTATAGTCCCTGATATTTGATAACGTCCGCCTTGGGGTAGAGCAATTTTCTTTAAAAAATCGGCGCGATTACCGCTCGCTACCGTTTTATCAGTTCCCATTACGTTTGTCGCAATATCGACTTGATCTAGGATTTTATGATAATCCGTCTCGCAGTATAATAACTTCTTTTTTAAGGTGTCGATTTCGAGAACATCCCCTTTTAAAGTGTAGCCTTTTTGCGCAAATCCTTGCGTCATAACGTGCAGGAAGTACGGCATTGGTTGCATCAGGTTTCGGTTGTGTGGCGTCTCGGCGATTACCTCGTTAATAACAAATTCTCCCGCCTTGTAGTTGTTTATTATTTTTTCGAAAAAAGTCCACATCGATTGGGTAGTGTCTACCTTATCAGTATGTATTTGCGGGAAATTATAATTAACGGCTGGCCACCCTTGGGTAATAACAGTTTTTGCATGAGCGTAAATGTCAGTAACGGTTGTGTTTTCTAAGCCTATTTCGGACAGTTTTTTACTAAAGTTTGGATATTCTTCGATACCTATTTTTAATTGAAACGAAATCGTGTCTCCTATTCCTTCTGCTGTTAACAAAGCGAGTTGCTGAAGCTCATTAAACACATAGATTACTTCGAACTCCACAGTCGTTTCTTTCGACCTATAATCCAGCAAGTCCGCAAAGACTTCTTTCATTTCATCGGTTAAATCTACCGAAAAAGGGAAGGAGTAGGTGGTGTTAAAAGTATCTGAGAACCACGAGTTTTCGTCAGTCAATGTGATATCTACATTGCAAAGACTTATTTCGAATAATTGATGGATTATTTTATGCATGATTTTTATATTTAGAAAGGAGCGCACGGCGAAAAAACATAACCGCTATATGACATTACACCATTTTCAATAGAAACAGTTTCCCATTGGTAACTATTATTTTGCTCTTGTGTTGCATAAACATAACCACCACCATAATATAGAGTAGAGCCGCTACTTGTGGTGTAGTATAGTCCATTGTTGTTATCTAACCACAAATTATCAATTGGAGAACCACACGGGTCATTATACACACTTGAATCTTTTATTCTTATACTTGTAGTCTGCAACGTCTGTGCTTGAAGAGCGTTACTATATTCTGAAATATTTCCCGCGCTATCTTGAGCGGTTACCTGAAAGGTATAAAGAGAATTAGGATTAAGACCAGACACATTATATTCGATTGTGCCATTTAACCATGGAATTACCTCCCCTATTTTAATTAAATCTTTATAGATATTGTAAATTGACACACCTGTGGCGTCAGTAGATAATGTCCAAGTTAGTTTTAATGATGAATCCGTAATGTTAGAAGCAAGTAAATTAGTTGGTTGTGAAGGAGGAATACTATCTTGAGCTTCTAATGTCGTTATTGTAATTGCATTACTGGCTTCAGACATGTTCCCGCGAGCATCTTTAGCCTTAACATAAAAAGTAAATTCATTTCCAGAACTTAAAGATGTTGGAATAAATGACAAATTAGGCGTGGAAGCAAGATAAACATTGTCTTTATAGACGTCATAACTTAACACTCCCGCGGAATCTGTAGACCTATCCCAAGACAAGGTGGTCGTATTCATAGTAGTATTTCTTGCTGTTAAATTAAGTGGCTTCGATGGGGGGATATCATCTACTTCAACAATGACTAAAGGCTGATCCATGAGTACTCGCAACGGTTTTTCATTTACCGCATTTACGATAAATTCTAGATTATAAGAGTATAATGCTGTTGTAGGATCAAACTTTTTAAATTTCTTAGCGTTAGGTACTAATTCAATTCCTTGGTTTTCACCAATGATTAGCCAGGCGCGCTTGCTAAACGATAGGCTTTCGATAATTGTTTCCTCTTCTTGTAGAACCCATCCAGTATCTATAGTTAATAGTAAATCTGTTTTGGAACTAATTTTTGAATTTTATTAATTTTAGAAACGAAATCAGCACTAAAACTATACTGTCCAGTAAACTCCATAACTGTTCTTAACCTATATTCATCTTCAAATGCAATGTAGTTGCTGTAGAATGAAGGAGGGAAAACATAGAAAGACTTTACAACCATGGGGTTGTTAACCATTCTACATTCGATAATATCTCCTTCAATTACTGCGTAATCGCTTAACTTAAGTGCTCTTGAAACAATGTTGCTAGATATGATCGTAATGTTGAATGAGTCAACTTCAATATTATTTTTGAAAACCTTGAAATTATGCATACCGGGTGTAAGAATCATATTGATAAATGCATAACTTGACGGAGTAGCCCTTCTATTTACATGGTATACATCAAGAAATGCGCAATTGTTTTGAACCAATTCAGGAATAAATCCTGAAAGAAATTTAATTGGGCCAATATTGTTTGTACTAATTATGCTTTCAGTTGCATAGTCAATTTCTTTTATTATCATTTCGACATCCGCTGCTTTATATTGAAACAAACTGCGTAGGTTGATTTCCTGCATTCTAGGCATAGAGCGATCGATTATTTCGCCGAGTAGAAACGAAGCTTTATTTTTATAAACTGGAATCTTGTAGTTTAGCGACCTGCTATTTTGAGCCTCAGTATAAAAATCATATGTAGTAATAACTACCTTCATTTCAAAATAAGTGTTTTGCAATGGTGTATTGAACTGGATGTAGTCCTGCTCTTTCGTGAAAAAATAATCGCTAGTATTATATGGCGTTGTAAAGTTCATAATTATAATTTGTTAGATTTTCTTAAAGCAACATATTTATCGACTCCTTCTTTAATGTTTTTCATACTGTTGTAGTCCTTGTTAGAAACAATTGCTAGTATCCCCGATTCTTTTATGTCCTTCATTACAGCTGTATTTTCTGAAATTACATTGAGTACCATAGCTAGCATTTGCGAATCACTAGACGAAGCAGGGGCAGAACCCGAAGCTGCAGGAACTTCATAGCGCTTCAAGTTTTCATTGTATAATCCTTGCTCAAATCCTTTTACACCACGCAACTCACGAACTAACGCATCCTTAACCTCTGGGTTCATTTGGCGCCATGCTTTGTTATCAATTACCATTTCGGGACCATTCTCGGCCACAAGGAAGTGACTGGTGTCTTTTACTAAGCCTGATTTTGTTTTTCCTCCATAGGTAGACTTGAATGTTTTACCGTCCTGTTGGCGTTTTACGTACTCAGGGTATAATCCTTGCTCGTATCCTGCAGCTGAAGGCAATGGCTGTCTGGCAACCATTGCAATTTGCGCTAATCCCATTGCTCCAACAACGCCCGACATTATAGCTGCAGTTGCACCAAAATCGAATTTAGGGAACTGTGCCCAAATTCCTAAAATAGCCTGTCCAGTACTCATAGCTATATTAGAAATAGCTATTGCTTTTTGGCGTTTGGCTTGCTTCAATTCAATCTCTGCTTTTTTCTTTGCTAGATCGCTATCTGCTTTTTCAACACCTTTATTGTATTGGTCTTGACTTATAGACCCTTGATCTAACTGCTGTTTTAACCTTGCTTTTTTAGCGTTAGAGTTTTTCTCAAATTGCGCCACTTGCTTACTTTCGTTAGCATCCAGAAATTGGCTGTACATCGAGTACGCATTGGTTAAGGCAGTAACAGCAAATATCATTTCTTCAATTCCCATTTTACCTGTAGCAAGATTATCGTGGAACTGTAACCAATTATCAGGTGTGAACCCAAATATATCTGCGGTTCCTCCTGCAACTCCCAAAGCTTCTGCATTACTTGCGGAGTCCTTGCCTAGTAATTCGTTTTTTTTGTTGATTAACTCAGATAAGGTTAAGCCAACTTTGGCGGCTTCATCCGTAAATTCTTGTACTTGCTCAGGAGACAATAAAGATAAATCGACCTCGTTGAATTTTCCTTTACCAACGATAGTATTGAACTCAGCAATTAATTCTTTTAAAAATTGCTCTTCATGGGCTAATTCTTCAAGATTGTATTTTTCAGTAAGTTTTGCTTTACGTATTTTATTGTTGCCAAGTGCAGCCAATTCCTCATTAAACTTAATTTCGCGCAGCACTTTCTCACGGTCATAGGCTTCCTTCTTGTCTTTTAGAATTTCAGTCGCTCCTTTTTCTTGGATGGTGGCGAGTTTCAGGTTGTGTATTGCTTGCTTCCCTTCAATGATTTCATTAACCTGATTATCAATAGCGAGGTTTTTGGCAGTCCATCCTTGCCTGATGGCTAGTAAGGCATTGTATTTTAAGGTGTCTTTAGATTCTTTGGCTTTGGCAATTTCTTCATCCATTTTTGCCAATTCCTCCGTATGTACTTTTTGTTTGTTTAGATCATCAATTTCACGTTGGAATCTTTGATTCTCAATTGCCATATCTTTAGCATAACCTTCTTCCATAATAGCGATACGGTCATCTTCTTTTTGACGTTCCTGTTTAAGTAGTAGTTCGTTAAATTTAGAATTGGACTCTAATTTTATACGGTTGATTTCTTCTTGAGTGGCGTTTGGGTCTTTTTTAGAAGCCGTTCCGTTTCCTTTTTTATCATCTGGAGGAACAGTGTAAGTAGAGCCATCTGAAGAATCTCCTCCTAAGTTTGCAATAGCATCAGGGTTTGCTTCTAAGAATGCTTTCATCTCAGCGTTGGTTAAATTCAGGGAGTTCTGCAAATCAGATAAAGCAGCTTTCCTTTTATTCGAAGCAGTTATAACAACATCAGCTGCAGCGAGTGCTGGATTATTTAGATTTTTTACAGAGGCCCAAGCTTTGTCATACCATGATATTTCTTCCTCTAGAGATAGATTTTTCTTAGTTGCCATTTCCTCCATAATAGAAGCTTGTCTTTTCTCTAAAATCTGAAGCATCGCTTTTTTCTCTAAACTTTTGATATAACTATCAATCAGTTTTTTACCTGTAGCAGTAGCTATATTTTCTAACGTTAATCCCTTAGTGTATTCACCACCTATTTCTTTTGCCTTTTTCAAGGCTGCAGCCTGCGCTTCTGTAGATGCTGTTTTATCTTTTAATATTGAAATCAAAGTTAAAAAAGAAGCAGATTGTGTTTTTACAACCGCATCAACATCTTGCAATGTTTTATTTAACATTGATTGTGAAGTTTCGGCTTTTTTAGCTTCATCAGAAAATATTAAATAAGCGGCTCCAATAGCGGCTACCGCTCCTAAGATAAACCCCCAAGGAGTTGTCATCATAGTAGCCGTCATTACCCTAAATGCTTGAATAGCGCCTTTAATATTTCCTGTCAACAACATCGTTGTCATTGCATAAGCCTGAGATGCGACCATTGCAACACCATCAGCAAATGCGCGCGCTTTTGCACCGATGCTGTATAGTAAATTAGCTTCGGTGTTTCTATTGGTCCACAAAACAACCAGTTTTTGCCAAGCCACATTGGTTAACATTGCGGCCGTTACAATAGCGAGTACTTTTGCTATAAAAACTAAAGTGTTTTTCCAAGCGGTTACGGAACCATCTGCATCATCAGTTGCTCCAATAAACTTTGCTATCCATTCTACACCAGCAGAAAGCCACTTAATAAATGTTTCAGAAGAAAACCAACCAGAAACCCGTTTGCTTATTTTTTCTAAAGTAGCCGCTAAGTTGTTGTTTTTGATGTTGTATTCATTGATTAATGATGTTCCCGAAGCAAATGAATTGTTAGATAAGTCAATCAATTCACGGAAACGCCCCATATTGTTTCCCATAGCCCCGATAACCTTATTGGCTCCATCAGCATTAATCCCTAAGTAGTCTAAGGTTTTGGCCGTTTCAGTAGCGTTCATTCCTTTTAACCCTTGCGAGAAGTTAAGCATGAATTCAAGAGGATCAGTATTAATCATATCCTCTACTGATTTTTGAGAAATCCCCATGACCTTAGCAAATTTAGCACTCTCCGTACTGGCTTGTTTCATGAAGATGTTATAGGCACGTGCCGAAACCTCTGCTTCAATACCTGATTCTTCAAATGCGGTACCTAATGCTAGTGTTTCTTGAATGGTGGGTTTTAAAACATCAGTAAGCGAACCAATACGGGTGGTAAAATCAGCAATGTTAGCCTCAGAAGCGACTCCATTTGCTCCTAAATCATTGATGGCAGAACCAATAGCGTTATAAGATTCTTCTACTTTTAGATCTTTAGTTTCTGCAAAAAGGAATTTTATTTTACCCAGTTTATTAGCCACTTCTTCTGCTCCTCCGGTAAAGGAATCACCCAATGCTACAGACGCTTTATTCATTACATTGACAAAATCGCCAATCTCCGCTTTAGCAACACCTATACGGCCACCTTGCTCAGCAATACCTAAGAGGTCAATTCTTGATGTACGGGTTTGCAATACTCCAAATGATTTAGTCAACTCATCAACTTCCTCTTTGGTTTGCCCTGTAGTTTTCATAACATCAGATTGCGCATCTGATAGTTTACCGTTAATATCAATTATTTTTTGAATAGAAAGAGCAACACCAGTCAAACCAGCAATAACAGAAATAGCTAATCCTTGATAACGGTTGAATTTATCAGCGAGTGAACCAATGGAGCTCCCTGCTGTATTGGCGTTTCCCCTTAATTCGTTTATTCTTCCAGATACTTGTGCTAACTCGGCAGTATATTGCTTGTGCGCTTCGCCTCCTGGTATGGCGTTAAGGAGTTGCATTCTTAAAAGCTTGGCTTTGTCTCCCAATTGTTTCATGGTCAAACCAGTCAATCCAATCTGATCCTGAAGCTCGGCCATTTTAGTCTTATTGGCGGACATAGTAGCGGTATTCGCTTTTATTTGAACAGACAACGCTTTATATTCGGCAGAATCTTTCCCTAATTGTTTTTCAATAACCTTTTGTTCAAAAAGTAAATCACTATTTGCTTTCTTAAGGGAACGCGTACTTTTCTCCAAATCTAAGAGTTCTTTTTGCGCTACATTTCCATCGATTATTATCGATAGTTTCATCTTTTCGTCTGATATAGTCTTTGCCATTAGGTACTGATTTTCAGTAAAATTGGCTATTTATTACGGGTAAATATGTGACAACAAAAATCCCCGTGATTACGGGGCTAAGGTGGTATTCTGCGGATTAAATTTATTCTACAATTTCAAACATCGTTAAATCAATTTTGGTAGTAAATATATTATCATCATCGATTAAAGTAAGTTCCTTTCGATTGGATTTCCATAGCGATCCTGCGTCGATAACACAGTCTCCTTCACTTATAAAGTCCTTAGTATTGCGATACAACTCATCACATTCTGTAAGTTCAATGAGTTCTTGCATAGTAATACCTCCATTGAGGTAGGAGTGAAAGGCTTGCTTGTCCATAAACAGGACTTTTCCAGTGCTGGTAAATACCATTTTCATAGGTTCGTAGTCCTTAAATTCGTCCGATTGCCATATCCTAATCATAGCTTGTTTAAAGGACTTGTCTTTAATCATTACCGCTTTTCCTTTTCCGTAAAATATTTTTACTGGAACAGTTGAAAATGGAATCCCAACACTCGGTAATTCATTCTGATTTTGATTTTCTTTTTGCATATCTGAAAATATAAAATACACGAAACCCTCGCTTCGGTTGTGCAAAAACATTCCAAGGAATGAGATCAGGGCTATCACTAGCACCTACAACGTGGCGAGGGTTCGCTTATGTTAACTTAAAAAAGTTTAGAATGGGTAACCTTGTAATGTTTTTGCCCTGCAAACGTACAAATATAAATTCAATGAGCAAAAAAAAAGATGTGCATTTGCACATCTTTAATAATTAGTTCTCTGAAGTTTATTCAATTATATTTTGATACAATGCTAATGTTTCTTTCATAGCAGCTATATTCTTTTTTGATAATTTAAAATCAAAATATTCATTATTGCCATGAAATCGTACTTCAACCGGAACTTTAGAATCTATTATTTTCCCTACCACTCTTAAAAGTTCATTGTCAACTATTGTATAAGTCCTTTCTGCTATTCCTTGCCCGATTCCTATTTGTTTATTTGCTGAATTTATACTTTCGATTTTATATGTCTCCCCGTTTATAAGAAAAGAAATGGAATCAATGAATAGCCAGGTACTAGCTGAATAAAAAGAATATAATCTTAGTATACATTGGTCATCGGTTATTTTTATATTCAATTTTATTTTTGCTCCATCACTGCTTTTTGAAAAAATGTTTGTTGCATGCTCAAACTTATCATTAATAATTCGATAGTTCTTTACAATTTCTTTCGGCAATTTTTGTAGTTTATCTTGATAGTTAGTACTTTGAGCTAGTCCTATATATTGTGTGAATAATAAAAACAAAATAATTTTCTTCATACTTTAATTTTTTAGTTAGCTGTAAATATAAGAAAATCCCTCTAATTGAGGAATTAATAATAATTTTTACAATATGTATGAAATGATTTTTTATTATATCCTAAATGCTTAAAAATTTGTAAAACTATAAATTCAGGTACTGGACATATATGAGTTTGAATTATAATGGGTCTCAGTAAATCTTTTCGGGTATATTTTGCATGACCTCCATCTGTGCTAATATGCTTTAATCCATTATGTTCTAAAAACCACAATATAGTTTTTAACGGAATATTGCTAGCCTTGTATGTATTCATTTATTAGACGGGTATAGCAACTTCTTTTTGAATCGTAGAGATATCATGCTTGTTCAACAATTCCTTAAGCTGTTCATTGTTTAATACTAAATCAGACATTGATGGAGCATTAATTTTTCTTGGACGCTTAACAGTTCCTTTTCTTAGCTCCCAGCCTAAACGAGTAAGTTCTTTGTGTAATGTTTTTTTATTAGTGGTATAATCAAGAAAAGCGCCTAGGCAATGGTTAAATGATCCCATAGCTTCCTCTTCACTTTTTCCATATCCTGTAACTTCAAGATGTGGTGAATAAATTATATAGTTGTCCTCTTCTTTAAATGATATCAAAACGATATTGGCTTTAACTTTAGCCTCAGCGTTTTTAAAATTTACATTTACGTGATGATTTTTATTCATTTTGTTGCTGTCTTTTTAAAATAAAAAACTTTTTTTAATTCAAAAATTTTTTGAAACATCTCTACAAATAAATTAATTTGTCTTCTTTAGTAGTAAATGTTATTATTGTGTTGTGCAAATATATACAAAGTTACATACAAATGTATTTTTTACTACCAAATTTTACTAATGATTAACACATCTTACTAACCTTTTATGTTCCGCAATTCTTCCTTCACAGCATTTGTAAAGCCAAAATGCAATTCCTTGATAATGTTATTGTAATGGCCCCAAATAATCTTGTTGTGTATAGGGTGGGATTTCTTTCGCTTAGTTCCATTCTTGCTGGTGCGCGATTTCATATCAACAAAACGATGTTTCTTGAGGTGGGTGTAATCCATTGTATTCTCGCTCACTATAAATCCCCGGCCATTGTACCAGTCTTGACTCTCAAAACCACGGCTTGACATGACACTCCTTTGCGCCTTGTCAATATCTACAGCAACATCCCGCAGGGTTTTACGAATAAAACGGCCTTGCAGGATTTGTTCTGATAGGTTTTCACGAGATTTTATTAGGCTCATTGATTACGATTTTATTCATTTGATACAATACGTCTAGCATTTCACCAGTAGTGGGTTTTCGGCCACGGCCTTTGCGCCAGTTGTATATTTTGTCTTCGCTTATGCCTTCTAGCTTATTGTAGATCGCGGTTTCTTCGATGGTTTCGAAAAATAGTTTTTCGATTTGTGTATTTGTCATGGCTTTGTGTTTCCGTAAAGGTACGGAATTATAACGCAGTATCCAAATTTATATTAATCGTCCAGCCATTGCATCCGTGCATTTTCCAGACTGGATCTACCGTGATGGAGTTTTCGTCTAGGTAGGAAAGAAATCCACAAAAAAGACTGTTATTATCTGCTTTATCGTTCATTAACTTATAGAGGAATGCTTGTGCTTTTATTTGAGTTTCGACAAATATATTACGAAAACCGTCTCTATCGTGTTCTGAATAATCCGTTTTGTCCAGGATAAAGAATTGCAGTACATTATCCCACTTGGCATTGTCTTCTTGGCCTTTCATTCGGTAAGATGGCATCACTGATATTAAAAAGGTGTTGTCATCAGCGGTGCGCTCTTTTAAAATATTAGCCAGCTCACTATCATCGATTATCATATCTGAATAACGAAACATCTTATTGCTATTGGCGTCAAGCAATACAGCAACCATTTCGGCTTGGTACTCTAGTAATCTAGTTATTGGTAGCATTGGCTTCTTGTTTTTGTCGTTCTAAATCGGCTCTTCTAAGGTCGTACATGCGTACTATTATTTCCCAAAAATTCGTATTTCTTAATTCCTTGTAGTTGCCAAATGCTCCGCTTTCGGCCATCATAAATGCGATGCTATCCATTCCTATTCCTGCTAAAGCAACAGGATTGTCTTTTTCTTCTTTCGAAGTTTCGAAAAGAATAGATAAGTCTAGTTCCTGACCGCCCCAGTTTAATTGCATTTCGACCAATGATTTTTGGAAAGAAGCAAAAAGTAGGTAGAAACCATAAACGAAACCTATGGGTGCGTACTTCAAGGCTTTGGCACGAGCTTCCAGATGGTTTGAATTATACGTTACCCTGATATCTCCGTCATAATTGTCTAATCGTTTCTTGATGAAATGAAAACGCTTTTTTGGGCGATAGAACAAAGCAGTCAATAAGGTTAGAATATGCATGTCACCCGAGGCGTGAAAGTCGTGAAACATTCTAAGCCCATCCGTATATTCCCCGAAGGTCATATTCATAAAACTATCCGTAGGTCCGTAGTAGGTTTTCCACAATGGTTTGAATTGTGGTACCGGATTATGAATGTAATATTGCTTGATCACTTTCATCCCCTCCTCGTCTTCTTCAAAGAAATCATTGATTAGCTCAGATATTTGGTAGATGTTAGCGAACTTATTTTCGTCATCATCAGTTGGTTTTGAAGGTTTCAAACCCATTAGCTTGTATACTGCTTGAACTTTGAATTCGTCATAATTGATTTCCTGATTTTGGCGACGAAAAACTAATTCGCACATATCCATATACTGTTCACTATCGCACTCTGATAGATCAGAGGGGAAGTACCTTTTTATTTTAGCGTCGCGAAGTTCTATTAAGTGCATGTTATACGAATTCTAATTTACTATTGATACGAACTCCTAGTAGGCTCATTTGTTCTCCAAATTCCCCAAGTATTCTTTCACGGATTTCAGTCGTGTTTTTATGATCCTTCGGTATAAACTTCGAATTAGCGTCGATACGAAGAAACTTTCTAGTCATTTTGATGATTTGACCTTTCAGGATGATTCTATCGACTTCGCGGTCTTCGATTGTTTTGTACAGCTTTTTATTTACTTTCTTAAAAAGGTTGATTTTCTTGAAGTTGAATAAGAAATAGAAGAAGGCTTGAATTTTTTTCATTTTATAGATAGGTTTTAAAGTGCTGAGAAATAGTTGTCACCAAAGGTTTGATCAGGAATTACAGTTCCCGTTGTATCAATAAGCGGTGGTGGTTCCAGAAGCTTTTCGATGGAGAGTAATGCTCTTTTATAATCGACTTCAAAGGCTTGCCTTGCTTCTTGGGTTTCGTTTTTTTGAGCGGGTTTTGCTCCTCTAGTAGTCGCTTTTTCACTTGTTACATGTTGCAGCACTCCTTCTGGATACAACTGCACAGATAAGCGGGTCATGGACCACGCAAGTGAATACGATACCGATGCTTGACGGATTAGCCGAATTAACTCTATATCGGCGGCATCGGTAATAGCCGTATTCTCCATTAGCGCCAGCTTCAATGCGCTGTGTTTTTCCTTTCCAATTCTAGGAAGGATTTCATATTGCTCGCATTCTGAAATTGCTGGGGCTAATTTTATTAACAACAATCGTGACTGTATGGTAAAGAATTCGTCAAATTCAGCCACAGTACGAATGAATAGTTTTTGTGTTTTTTTGTACGCCTCTGAGTTTGTCCAGATGGTGTATAGGGTAGTGGTAAGCTCAAATTCAACTTTGGATCTATCCAAAAACTTGATTAAGTCATCCAGTGCGCGGTAGTATCTTTTTTCTAAAGCTGCATTGTCACGGTCAAGCATCCATTCCCAAGGAAGCTTTTGCCCTTCTTCTTGACGATGCTTTCTGCCATCATTGGTGTGAGATATATCATTATTTGGAGCGTACAAACGATATGCATTTACTGCAATAGGATAACGAACGGCATAAATGAATGCTTTGTCTTCGTCAGCAATAGTTTCATTGGCATAAGCAGCAATGGCTTTGTTGTACACTTCGATACCTATTAAATCAATCACATCATTAGTTGCTGTGATGATGTCAGGAATTAAGTTTTTCAGTTTTAAATCGGCATCAATGAAACCCATTAATTCTTTGAGCTCTTTGTTTCCTTTAACGGTACCTTTACCCTCGATTATTTCTAGGTTAAATAATAGATTCATCTTATTGATTTATTAATCGTTTGCTAGGCGTGATGTTTTGTTCTTTCTGATCTGTTTTGTCGTGGTAGAAGCCTAGTTTTAGTTTCTTCGCTCCAAAATTTGCTTTAAGCGCATAGTTCACGGCTTTCATAATTATCATTTCTGGAATGTCAATACCGGTTTGTAAGAATGTTTTTAAAGCATACAACTGTTCAGAACCGCTATCACTTTTTCCACTTTCAGACACATTCCCTAATGCGGAGTGTAGATTTAATCCTGCTGATAAAGCATGATCTGCACGCTCTGAAATAGCTATTTGAGCGGTAACGAAATCTTTTATGTTTTGGTCGATTACTTTAATCTCCCAACCGTGTTCTATAAGGTTAGTTCCTTCTACGGTAAAGCTTTTTGACGTATGCAGGTACTTTCCTGTATTTTCTTGGCCTGACAATACCACTGATATTTTTTCTAAAAATGCCCTTTGATAATCCAAAAGCAATTTATCGCTGTAAATTATTCCTGTTTTAGTGCAATTAGCTTCAATTTCTTTTTGTTTTTTGTCCCAAAAAGCCTGAGGCGAAACGATATGGTATTTTAAATTGATTGAATTTTTAGACAATGCCTTGAAGATTATAGGAACTGCAGTAGAGCGGTTCAGCCATTCTAATGAGCCATATAGATCAGGCACGGTGTAATAGTCCGTACAAAAGCTGTACATATTCGAATATAATACTGAATTCCTATTTGCAAATGGATTCAGGAAATCAAACTTTGGATAGACTTTATAATCAGTCAATGCTTGGACAGCGTTAAAAGAATAGTCAGCAGTGATAACATGGGTATACTCACGTAAGCGACTACTTCTTTCAGACGCCACTCTCGCTCTATCCGGAAATAAATGTACCAACTTAGATATATAGTTTTCACCTATACGTGAACCCTTTGATAGTTCATAGCGTGTAAATACTCCCTCGATATGCTGATAGTCAGTACACGCTTTGAGAAGATAGTCTTCATAACCCCATGAATCAAGCCACGCCTTAATACCTTCATCTTCTACCCACACACGACTGAGTACTCCATCCTCTATCTTCTCAGTATATAGCTGTGGTCCCATTCCCCAGATCAATTGGGTCTTCTTCTTTAATATACCAGGAGCGATGTAGTTAGTCTGTACTGTTTGCTTGATGATATCAGGAAGATCATTATTAGCACCATAAGGATACACTAAGAAGTCACCAATGAAGTTAGTCTGAGTGTTCCAGTCAAGGTTATTGTTATCAGTCTTATACTTATAGAAGTCACGTGGCGTCTCGCTTACTTGGTAAGTGAACGCTACATCAGCTGTGTCAACTATGGCATCCCTGCCTACATACTCTACATTCATAACTATGGTTTTATTATGTATCCATTGAACTTCATTAATAATGGTAGATAGAACCATCGGTTACCATCGTGTTTGTTTACATAGCCTATGAGGATAGCCGCTTTGTCGCTCTGGTCATCTCGATAACCTCTTCTCAACTGTGCCTTTGATACCCTCTTGAAACCATCAGTAGTATTGTTAGTCGCATTGAATGACAAGAACTCAAACTCAAAGGGAATCCCTAATTCGGTTAACGCTCGCATTCTTTTCAATGCATCATACAGTTTAATGGTGGCTTGCATGTAATTACCTATTCTTAATGTTATACAATGATACTATTACCATAGTACTTATGGTGTGACATGAACAATAGCAAGGGGTTAGGTTAGCTACGCAGCGATAACGGTGGGCGGTGGGGCGCTCCCTTATAAGTCGTAAAAACACAAAATGTTACAAATATAACATTTTGTGTCATATCTCTAAAAAAACGAAAAGGAGGTAACGAGAAAAACGTTTTTGAGCGGGACGGTATTTCGAAAGACAAAACCAACATTAACCCCCTTTTGTTTTGGGTTAATTAGTTGGTTTTCTGCTTTTTACGGTTTTTTATTTTTTTTGTAACTGCTTTTATACTAGGTTTTTATGTGGTAATATTCCCTATTTAGAACGGTTCTATCTTTCGAAAATTAAGCGAAAAAACCGCTTTTTTATCTCTTAATATTTCCGTATGTGTACGGTATTCGTTATCTTTAAGTATTATTAATCAGCTAAATAGCAACAAAATGAAAACATTATTATTGACAAGTAAAGAGGTAAACGGAGAGAAAAAAGCGCAAACGTTACCAACTCCGAAAAAAGAAGAAACAACCGCACCAGGACAAAAAGAGGCTATTCAGCAGACTATTGAACAGTTCAAACCATTGGAGGAGCTAAAAGCGGAAGAGAAAAACAAAATTATTGAGAAATTCAGACCAAAAACACCCGCAACGGCAGAGGAACGAATCCAAAGAATTTTACATTTTGATGCAGTTTCAAAAAGGTTTATCCATTTAAAAGAAAAGTCTAACGATTTAAAAATGTTTGATGCAGGAAACGACAAAATAAACGCTAAAATAATTTTACAAAATCAAGCGGGATTTAAATTTGAGGTTTCAAATTCTAACGTGATAAAAAAGGTACGTGATGCGATGGAAAACGAATTGAATATTTTATTAAATGAAGCAGAAAACGAGGTTTTAAACTTTGAGATATAACCAAAAAACAAAACTCCTGTACTGGTCGAAGAGTACAGGAGTTAATTAATCATTAAACAAATACAAGCCATGACGCCGATATTATCTAACAGCCACAAAAATACAGCTTTTAACCTATCCGAGCAAGTAAAAGCCACTCTACACGAAAAAGGATATTCTTTTCTTTTCAATTACTCTGATTATAAATATTTCAAAGAAAACGCAAAGCAAGCCTTTAACAGAGCCCAAGCCATTGCCGAGCTATTTATCCAAGATAACACAACACAAAAAAGCGATTACAATGGATATATTTTTTAATCCTCGCACGCTTAAAATATCCTCTTTATTTGTTCGAAATCTTTGGAGCAACACCCGAAAACCAAAATTAACCCTTTCCGGAGATTGGATGAAAAAAGCAGGTTTTGAAATAGGGCAGGAGGTCACTATTTCAGTGTCAAAAAATATTTTAATAATTACAAAAATTTAAGCCATGACAGACAAGCAAGCAGAACACCAAGCCAAGAAAAAAGCATTAATAGCACTTTCAAAATTAGCAAAGGAAATCCAAGAAATGGAGGACGAACCCCGAAACATCAATAGTATTTTAATTGATGATTTTTATCAGAAAGGGGAACACAAAGAATTTAACACTTTCAAAGAATGGATTAAACAAGGGCACCGAGTGAAAAAAGGAGAAAAAGCCTTTTTAGTTTGGGGAAGGAAACGAAAAAGCGACCAAGACAAAGCAACCGCAGAACCCAAGACCGAAGAAGAAAAGAAATTTTCTTTTTATCCGATTTGTTATTTATTTTCTAATGCTCAAGTGCAAACCGCCAATGTTGAAAAATAGAGATGTTCCAAAGGAGTTAAAAAAATTTAACTCCTTATTTTTTGACTTTCAATACAAGCACGATTTAAACCGTGTTTTTGATGACCTTTTAACCGTGATTATTTGCGCAATGGGAAGAGGAACACAAGAACCCTTGTATTTAGAAACCATTAAAAAATACGACCGAAAAGAATTAGATATATTTTGCAAACTTTTTGCAGAGTTAACCGTCATTTATCAAAATAATCTATTGTTAAATGATTGGTGCGACCCTCTAGGGGAATATTACGAATGTTTGATAGGGAATTATAAAAAATCGAATTTTGGGCAGTATTTCACGCCAAAATCAATTTGTCAAATGATGGCGGGTTTTGTTATCGAAAAAGATAATTTTGGGCAAACTATTAACGAACCCTCCTCAGGTAGTGGGCGGATGGTTTTAGCAGCTAACCAAGTAACAAAGGGAAATTATTATGTTTGTGAAGACTTAGACCCCATGTGTTGCAAAATGACCGCTATTAATTTATGCTTTCACGAAATAAAGGGAGAGGTTCATTGTCACGACACTTTAAAGATGGATAAACCCCGCTTTTCGTTAGTTACAAACTATGAATTCTGGAAAAACAACACTTACTCCATTCTGTACTATAACAACGGTTAAAACGGCTTATTTCAAGCCGTTTTTTTATGCCAAAAAAAAATCCGCCCGAAGCGGGGCATCGGGCGGAGTAATTCGGAATTTATTTAATTTTCTTCATATTTATATAATGTTGAACAAACGCGTCTCCGAGTAAAATATATTTATACTCGTAATCTTTTTTAATTAATAGACCTTGATCAAATAAAATTCCAGCGTTTTTTTCATCACTAGTAATGTTCTCTATCTTGAAATCAATTTGTCCAACATAATAAATATCTTTTTCTATTAATTCTATCGTAGAATTAAAATGCTTAATAATTTCATCAAAACTATTCATGACTCCCATAGCAGCCTCTTGCTCGGAATGCATCTTATCTAGTCTACCATTAATTTCATCAGATTTTGTAACAATTTCAGATTTTAAATTTTTTATTTGCTCCAAAAGAATTTTATTATCATTCTCACTAAAAGATAATTCAGTAGACTGTAAATTCATTTTTTTTGATAAGTGACTTATTCTGTTTTCTAGCCTGGTTTTGTCTCGCTCCGTCAGTATTGCTATGTTATCAATTTTTGTAATAATCCAAGGTTCACATCTCTTATAATACAAATCAGTTAAAAGACGAGTGAAGCCTAGCAAAATATAAGTAACCACTAGTAATGAAAACGACAGAGATATATTTATAAAAAACTCCCGCCAAAATTCCTTTTTTATAAAATATTCTTGTACGTAATTAATTTTATCCTGCATTGTACACACCTTATCAAAATTAAAAACAGCATATACAATACTCCAATTTCTAATAAGCCAAATACTTACTAATGTTCCAAAAAATGGATTTCTTATTTTACTTTTATAATTATGAATTAAAGAAGAGAAAGCTTCAAACATGGTTTACTTTTTTTTCAAAAGTACAACTATTTTCTTACGAATATTAATAAATAATTTATGCCCTATACTATATAAAAAAATCCGCCCGAAGCGGGGCATCGGGCGGAGGAATTCGGAATTTATTTTATTTATTCTCCAAAAGTCACATTAAGTATATTCTGCTGCTCAGAATTAAATTTAATTTCAACTTTATCCGAATATTTTAATAATAGGATTTTTTCTTTATTTCCGTTTTTTAAATAAAGCTCATTGTAAAACGGGCGCTCATTGTAATTAACTCTCATAATGTTATGGTTACAAAAATCATTGAATTCATAATCATCTTTGAATGTAATATCATATCTGCGCAATTCTTTTGTTATTCCGTTCTTTAATTTCTCTTCAAAAAGTGTTTTTGCATTATTTTATTAATATCTTGATTCATATTATCATTCAATATTTTTAATTAATAATTATTTCCCTCTTCCATTTTCCAATCTAAATATTCTGTAAAATACAATGACGCCTTTTGCAAAATCTCATTACATTCAAAACCATTTTTATCACAATTATCTTGGATAAAAACAGCAACCCAATGATCGTCTTCGTGCTGGAATAGTTTGGTTTTGTCTGACAATGGAAAATCTGGAAAATCATCTTGATACAAAAACTCTATTAATGACAAACTTTGGATATGGTATACCCATTTTCTTTCATCTTCTTGAGAGTAGTCCTTTTTGCCTATTTCACAAAATAAGAATTCTGGCTGATCAATTAGAAATTGTTTCATTTTTCGCTTTTAAATTTACGCCTCAAATCCTACAAAATGTTTACCCTCAGTGATTTCGATTAGTGCAGCTGTAAAAAGTAGCGGCGCATCTGGAGCTTTATAAATAGGCAAAGTATCCTTTATCCTTTTCATAGCTTGAAATTCATTCTCATCATTCCCGCGCATCACCATCTGGATGATGTCATAAAATAGCTTGATTGTAGGCTCGTATTTTTCGCCCAGTTGCGCCTTAACGCTTACTTGCTCCTTTTTTAAAAGGCCTAAATTACTGAAAGTTTTTGTCATGGTTTTTTTGTTTTAATTATTCTCAAATATACAATTAACTCCCTAATTCACACTAGGATCAATACTCGTATATGCGCTATGCGTATTCACCTGGTCCACAAAATCCCTACGATAAATAAAATACTTAAAGGCATCACTAAAGTTCGTCGAGTACATCGGTCGTAGTAAAATAGGCAAACTCTCGCTAGATTTATCTTTATGCAAGGATTTCGAACCAGTTTTAGTATCTGTTTTGAGCTTTATTTTTGTGAGTTCTAAAGAACTTTTAAGGCATTTGCACTGGAACTTGTCTATTTTCAATTTCATTAGGCCTATGGTCGTTTCTCCCATGAACGCTTTAGCAAATTGAAACTCTTCATCATGGTAAATAGTAGCCTGATTCAATGACATTAAATTTACAGTCCATCCAGTCGAAGCTCCATTCTCATACATAATCGCATTAGCCACCGCATTAGCCCAGTCGCGTTTTGTTTTACTATTCTGATTCCCTGATCTATCATAGTACATATCCAGCACCTTATTTTTATGATGCGAAAAAAACAGTCTAAACTTCAAACCCAACTGAATTTCATTCTCCGGAGCCAGTGTGTAGAATTCTTTAAGGCAATATAAGTAGTTCCCGCGCGGTTGCCCCGCCACGATACTACACATATCCCCAAAGTCTACACCGCATTCCAGCTTCGCATTGTGGTCGATGTATCGCAATGCCAAGCTACTTTCCTCTATTTCGTCCGTTAAGGAGAATTTATTGTAGTATTCAGCAATCACACCATCATCATAAAAATGATGCTCGCCAAGATTCCCATAGAATTTTTCCCCTTTAGTAATATTTACTTTAAACGATAGAATCGCACTTTTAAACTCTTCTATACCCAAAGCTTTCAGGCTGTCGCCAAAGAATCCATCGGTAAGGATATCCACATTCACAAAAGAGGAAACCACATAAAAGAAAGTCAAATCCTTACGGACTTTCACCCAGTTCATCGTCCACTTCACTAATTGTTTTTTCAGTTTCTCAACTTCGGCATAATCTTTAATTTGGATAGCGGCCAGTACTTCCCTTTTTATTTCGTTGAGCACTAATCCTACCTGAAGCGCATTTTTAACCTGATCTAAATCCATGTTCTTTTCTTGCGCCATAATCCAGTCATCATCTCCCGCAAGGATATTAGGCATATCCGTAGTAAAAGTATTCCCACGATAATATACTGAAGTGCCAAATTGCGCATACTCTCCCCTCAAAGCAGGAGTCAATTTATCTAATTTGGCTTTTTTAAGTTGGCGCGCTTCATCCCCATAGCGATGTTGGAAAGAATCCCCTGCAAGTCCACTAGGCTGATCAAGAGAACCAATAGTGAACAAATTACCCAAGTAGGTATAAATAGTGTGCTTGAAGGACTGCACAGGCTTGTAGCACTTTTTAAAATGAGAGGGCGGTCTGGAATCAGTAACATAATGAATTCCCTCACGCCATCCCTTACGGTTCCAGCCTTCAATAAGAGTAGGAGTAATGTTTTTTAAAGCATTGACATACGTATCAGAAACAAACACCTGCTTACTGTGCGGCATATCCTTGCAAATCGTCATAGAACGTTCCGCAATGATATCAGATGTTTTGGCAGTCGCACGTCCGGCAATAAGATATAAGTTTTTGGGCGAAATCAAATCAATTGCCATCTTTATCCAAGAAGCATACTGACCCGTTACCCTATCGTCATCAAGACTTACGTGCGTCCTCCTGCTCATTTGGAAATATATTAATTGGTATAATTTGTGCTTCTCTTTTAATTTGCACCTTTTCTTTCTCCGTAATATCTGGGTACGCATCAATTTGTGCGGCCAGTTTATTACGGTCTACTTTTGGTAAACCTAGCATTTCAGCATCACAGGTATAAACGATAAATGGAGTTCTAAATAATTCCTCCGGTAATTCTTCAATTTCTTCGTCGAATGCGCCACGCATGTTGGCGGCTTTCTCGGCCATATCTACAATACGCTTGGCATCGCTACCATCTTTTTGAGTTAACATAGCAAAATTGATTTCTTTGTCCATGATGGAGGCATAGAAATTGCGCCACGCTTTTTTAGAAACTTCGATATCATTGTAGAAATACTCAATCGCTTCGTTGTACACTTGCGCTGCTTTGTACCGACTTATTTTTTCAGACAAAACCAAATGTCGCACGACCATTTCCTTGCTTCCAAATTTATCTATCCGCAACGTCATCCCGTACACTTTATTCAAGAGTTCGAGATAAGCCACTATTCCTTCTGGAGCATTGTCAGGATTCCCTGTCTCCACAAATTCATAGATATCCGCTAAATTTATATTGTCAATCAACATCGTGTCCAAAGAGTATTTGATTCCTAATCGTTTCTATTTTTGTTTTTTCGGCTTCCGCTAGAAATATCTGAGCTGCAGTAATATTCCCTGATTCTGCTAATTCCTTTTGTTTGTTGTTGATATTAAAAGCCGCTATCAATTCCCCACGATCATACGCCTGTCTAACCTCACTTTCTTTCTGGTACCACAACTGCAAAAACGCTTTTTTATCCACATCAAGATACAGCGCAATCTTCTCAGGCGAATAATTACACCCAGCGAGATCATGTATTGCAGTCATTTCTTCTTCGGAAAATTTAAGGTCTAGGAGTTTCATAGTTAATTTTTTAATCTAAAAAATCAGTTCGTTTTATATTTCTTTTTTTCCATTTCTGATATGCTTCATCTGCATCCTTAGATTTTTCTAAACAACTTAAACAACAAACTCCAGAAGAATGTTTTAAAATATCATTACAAATGCACTTCTTTTTTGTAGAGGCGATAAGATTAAAATTCCCTTCAATTTGTGCACGGTAATCAGCATGATTGGTCTGCTTTGGTTCTTCCATCATTTTTGCAAAAGCTTCATTTTTTCGTGATGAATCATCAATTGAAATTCTTATACCTCTTTCTGGAGGAGCAGGAGGATTTACATATTCAGGAAAACCCGCACTTCCTTTTTTATCCAAAATCAAAATATAGATCCCCAATAAAAAGTATACAAACGAAATCCCGACCAAGGGCTCAATAGGAAATCCTACAGGCAAATTGCCAATGATTATTCCGATTGCCAAAGCTCCTATAATAACTAAATAGCCTATATTTTTCATACAAATAGTTTTTTAAATCCACGCCATATTGCAATAGGCAGAATGACAAATAAAAGCATAAACAAAACACAAATAATAATCAAGGCGAACACCAATATTGCAGGCGAAATAACCAATAAAAATAAACCGCCGAGAATCTTTAAAATCAAAAGTAAAATAGCAATCATCGTTTTCTTTTTTTATAGTTAGGATCTAAGTGTTTTGGCGGTCTTGGGATTTTACTTTCTCCAGAACGCCTCACAAAACCAATTGTTCCAAGCGCACCAAAAACATACATAAACAGAATGAAAAATATAAAATACATACTAATTATTTTTAGTTAGATTCAATTTCAATGTCTTTAAAATCATGCGAATGTCTTTTTATATCTTCAATGAACTTATAAAATTTTCCTTCCTGAAATAATTCCAAAATAGTAAACACTTCATCTTTATTAAGAACTGAACTTTGAATTTTAATTTGAGGCGTCTTATTTTTAGAAACGTCTACTGCCCGTTTTTCAAAGAATTTTTTTAAATTTTCTAAATCTATTTTAGTCATAACACACTGTTTTTTAAGTTAGCAATTCCGTCCAGTCTCCCTCTTCGCCGCGGCGAAAGGGTCGGGGTGGGGATTCAATATTTTTTTAGTTTCGAATTCGTAAACAATTCCATTCTAAAATCAAACAACCCCTTACTATTGGCAAAAACGTATTGCTCATAATGCGCATTCTCACTCCAGTTCCCAGAGCCTTCAATTACATAATGCGCTTCGTGCGTCTCGAGTAAACAAACTTTTGCGTGAACCCACGCATACAGTACGTTTAAATTCGGTCTGCTTTTTGCCATTGCCATTAGATTGTCAATCACTAGCGGGTTTCGTTTTATCATACTATCGCTAATCAATAGTGTGATACACTCAATTTGCCCCTTGTCATGCAATTCTATCAAAGCTTCAATTACCTTTCGGCTAATGCTATAAGTCGAAGCATATAGATGTTTGATAGGGTAGCACTTAGCCACTAGCGGAATGAAGGTAAAAGCATTAAAAGCGGTATCACTTTGCAAAAAGAAAAATTCCTCCTTTGTGGGTACCCGCATCAAATCATTTTCTAACGAGCTGACTTTTTGAAAATGAGAAGCTAAATACTTCGAAGTGTACAACTCAGCGAGTGGCTTGGCTTCTTCTTCCTTTTCTTTCTTTATATCCTGATAATTAAACAGCATTTATTTGTTTTTTACACCCAGCTTTTTGTTTACCAAAAACAGTTTTTCGCTACGGTCCACAACACGATTATTAATCTCCGTTATTTTAACCGTGTTTTTTGCTTTTTCGGCTTTCGCCAAAGCAGTTTTGTTCACAGAAAAATATTTCGCAGTAGCGCCTTTATAAGCAATCATTTCATCGGCAGTCATCAGTTCAACCTCACGAGACAATTGCAATTTTTTAAATATGGGATGAATCCCTAGAACACGACCAAATGTAGCGTAGCAATTCAATTCCTCATATATCTTTTGGTTTTCGTCAAAAGCGTCAACGGCAATCTTAGCTAATTCAGCTAATTCTTCTTTAGACAAATCATTCAGTTCCTCAGCCTGGGCAATCGCGTTTTTCGCATCTACGTACTCATTCCAAGCAGTAATCTTATCAGCAATCAATATCTTGAACTCGTCCGGACAATCCTTTTCTTTCAAGAAAGGGAATTCCACTCTAATCGATTCTACATCCGTTTTTTTAAGAAGTTTCAAGGATTCATTCTCTGATTTCAAAGATTCGTTTTCGTCCTTCAAATCTTCGTTCTCGATTTCTAAATCTTCTTTCTCAGCGTTTAAATCTTCGTTTTCCTCCGTAAGATCTTTGTTTTTTAAAGTCAAATCTGCAGTATCCTCTAATTTCTTACTAGCAATAAAAGCTTTTAACTTTGGGTCGAGTTCTTTGATTTCCCAACCTGCAGCAACATCATACTTTGCTTGCTCGTCAATAAGAATATTTGCTATAACTATTTGATCTTTGGCTAACGCAATTAAGATAAATTCGTCAAGCCTATTTCCTAAATCCAAATATCCTTTTGAAAACACTCTTAATTCATCCTCAGAAGCATTAAGAAGATTTTCGCTGAGCTCACTCACAAAATCTGAATCCTTCACTACAGCCATAACAGGAATAGCTAATTTCTCTACATCAGTAACCCCGTGCATTTTTTGTAAGTCATACAATAAATTAGCGAGTGCTCTTTTAGAAAAGCCCGATGAATTTAATGATCTTTCAATCCCTAGATTTTTACCAGGAGAATTTCGGTACAATTCAAAAGCAGCATTAAACTGCTCGTGGTCTGCTTGCGGTAAGTTCTGGAAGAACTCAATTACTTTGTTTTTCATTTTTTTTGTCATTGCGAGGAACGAAGCAATCTCACGATCTACATCCCCTCTGGTTAGGACTGTAAATATGGTAATTACCACCTTAAAAAGTTGTGACATGAAAAAAAGCCCCTGCAAATGCAGAGGCTTTCCTTACTAACCAAGTAAAAATAAAAAAAATGATTCTTATGATCTTGATATTTCTTCAAGCAAAGTGATACTACCTGCGTTGAAAACTTTCAAGTTGATTACTGCACCAGCAAGTCCTACCCAAGTAGTACCGCTAACAAGCAATGCTGATTTATCAGTAACTCCGGTTGCTAATGTTGCAGGAGCAACACCGCCACCACCTATCAAGGTCACAATACTACCGTGAGCTAATCCTACAGTAGAGAATGCTATTGAAGCAGTCACTGCAAGGCTTGGTAATTGATATTGGTTCCCATTAACAGTAGCTAAAGGAACTGCAGTAGAACTCACCACCGCGAACGGAGCGCCAAGGCTCAATGTTCCAGTGTAATGCCCAGGAACAAAAGATGGTTTTCCAGCCTGATCAAATTTTAGATTATGAACTCTAGAGTCATTATCGTCCTTCAATTCAGCTTTCAATTGCAAAGGAGCACATTTAGTTCCTAGTACCTTGCGATACGTGTCAGAACAGCTTCCGTAAATTACAATGCAATTTACACCAGTCCAGTTCTGAACGAATTCAGCGATCTCTAATTCATTCCCCGGATGCTCTCCCTCAAACATGTGTTTGAAAGTAATATCATCCTCTGACCCTTCTGGAGTATAACCCGCTTTCGTTTTAGAAGGCGTCATATAAACCTGAATCATTTTTGCACCAGCATTCATCACAAAGTTACCTACATAGGCTACATTGTTACCGTCACGTGCTGGCCAAGCCAAAATATCATCCGTCGCAACAATAGTTACATTCGGTTCTTTTGGAGCAGCAGCCCCCGGGGATTTCCCGAGGTTTGCTTTTGCTACATTTTGTCTTATATACATATCTATATATTTATTAAAAAAGATTAATTACTATGCTCTTGAAGTTTCAACCCAAGTACCATTCACAAGAATCAAGTTGATGTAGTTCACTGCACCAGTTAAACTTACTGCACTTGCTACTGAGATACCAGGAACATCAGCTGCAATTGTTACTGCACCACCAGCACCACCATAAATTGTGACTGCTTTTCCTTCTACACCATTGATGATAGATGTTATTGCTAAAGTAGCCGCACCATCAAATCTAAAGATGTTACCACCTTTACTATCAATTA